AACCATCTAAATGACTAACCTTATCTTCTTTTATTACTTCTATCTTGGACAATAGTGGGTGTGTCCAACCATGTGATACTATATAAGTATTCAAATTTTCCTCTCTTAGTAAAATTTCTACCAATTTCTCTTTTCCTAGTTCATCTAACACATTTGTTACTTCATCTAAGAATAGTGCGTTTATTTGTGACTTGGAGATGCTACTCATTAGTTTGCGAATAGCAAGTAAAGTAGCTGTATTTACTCTTGCAAGTTCTCCTGCACTGAGAGCTAATATATCTACTGGTTTCCCGTTGTCGTCTATTTCTACATTTAATTTATCGTTTAAGACTACGAATTGCAGACTGAATCTTCCATCAGATAACTCTGCTAAATATTCATTAGTAAGTTCTTCTAAGTCTTTTACTAAATTTTCTATTTTATAGGCAAGTAGTCCATTTGTACTAAATGCTTTTTTCAATATTTCTAAATGACCTAACTTTTCTTCTATTGAAGTTAGTTCCTCTGTAAGAGTCTGTAGTTGGCTCTCAAAATCTTGTTGTTGTTCTTCTAGTATAGACATACGTGTGTTGTGTCTTTCTACCATTTCATTTTGTTTTATAACTTCTTCTAAACTATCTCTTTCTTTCTTGATCGCTCTCTTTAGTTCTATAATATTATTTTTTAAGTTTTCCTCATCAAGTATCTCTATAGGTAATGTATTATCTATATCTCTAAATAAATCTTCCCATTCTTCTACTTTTCTTTTTGCTACTATTCTTATTTTTTCTATTCTTTGAGCTTCTTGTTTTTCTTTTGTTAGTTTTTCTACTATCTCTTGATACTTATTAATTTCTGTACTGTGGTACTCTATCTTTTCACTTACAAAACTTTCATCTATATCTTGGTGACAAGTTGGGCACTCCCCTTTCATTGTCTGATACTCTTTCAAAGAGCTAGAATGTTCTTGGACTTTATACTTAGATAATGTAATTTCTTTATTTATAGGAGCTACATCAATTGACGTAGTATATTCCTGTAATTGACTATTGTAAGCGTTAAGGTCGATTTCACTTATCTGTTCCTTTGTAAAATTATTTTTTATAATTTTTTTATTTGTTTCAGAGATATTCTCATATTCTCTCATATAAGAACGTAAAGTTTTTTCATTCTCTTCCGATTGAAATGGTAGATCGATTTTCGATAATAGTGATGTATCATCCATTTTATTATCTGACAACCATTTTACAATTGTGTCAATTTTACCTTGCAGTCTGGTAGCATCTGCTCCAGAAGTTCTTGCCAAGTCTTTAAATACTTCAAAATATTCTACATACTTATTTAGTTGTAATAAGTCTATCAAAAATCTTTTTCTATTTGTATCAGTAGCAGTAAGAAACTGTAGTGATGCATTAGTATTTTGATATACAATTTGACTAAATGTTTTATGGTCTATTCCAATCACTTCTTCTAAAGTTTTATAAGTATTTGTAGCTGTGTGGCTTGAGATATCTTCTCCGTTCTTATAGAATTTTACTTTAATATTACCTCTACGAACTACATCAATTAAGTACTCGTCGCCTACTACTTCAAAAGACAAAGATATATCATAGCCATTATTGACTTCACGATTTGGTATGTCTGCTTTCTTAATTCCTTTCGAGTTTTTATTGAAAAGAACTTCCTCTAATATGAGAGGTATAGAGGATTTACCCGTACCGTTAGTACCAACTAATTGTGTTACTATACTTTCGGTCAAATCTAATTCATTGTCTGCTCCATAACTGAAACAATTACTCCACTGCAACTTCTTTAGCGTAATCACTAAACACTCCTAAAATATTTTTTACTTTATCTTCATTCAACTCTAGTATATAACTTAAATACTCATTAAGCTCTTCTTCCATTGACATTTCTTTATCTAGAACTAGGGTTGCTTCTGTTTTTCTTCTTATAACTTTTTTATCGAGTAACTCACTATTTTTAATATTACTTAGATCAGATACATCTCCTTCTATCTCATATATAGTATGGTGATACTCTGTTTGTACCATTTCATCTTCTGTTGATACTGTTTTTCTCAATAGTTGAGGTAAATCAAACTGATGCCATGTCCATTCCCATGTATCATCAATTAATAAGTAGCCTGTTTTTACTATATTTCTATGAAAACTTGTAGTCATAGGGCTGCCGGGATATATTATATTTCTTTGAGTATTCTCATGAGCATGTAAGTCTCCAGAGAATACATACTTATATTTATCAAATCTTTCTAAATCTACTTCAGGCTGTACATGTGGAGGTATTTCTCCTCTAACATGTGTAAATAGTACTTCAGTGTCTATACCTTCTATACTTTGTTTTCTATGTAAGTCTGCATAAGGCAGTATCGCCCAGTCATCTTCATAATAAGTTTCATCTATAACTTCTACAAGTGGGTTAATACTTGTAGTTGCTTTTTTTAAATTTGTAAAGAAAGTTTTATTTTTACGAGTAGCTTCATGATTTCCATCATAAATAATTGTTCGTTTTGTAACTCCCTTTACAAAGTCAAAGTAAAGACTTAGTTCATCCATTGAAGGGACTCGATCAAACAAGTCCCCACCAATGATGTGCAGATCAATTCTATCACATTTTTCAATCTCTTGAATTTGCTCAAAGAACATTTTATAGCGAGCGCATGCCCATGCCATAGGTACGTTCTTCTGCCCTAATTTAATATGCCAATCTGCCGTGAATAATATCATCCTACAAACTCATCCCCAGGTGTCCATTCACACCCTGTAAGACCACCGGCTTTGATTGCTTGTAAAGTTCTAAGAACCTCATGAGCATTTCTGCCAGTGTCAAGTGCATTAACACTTACGTGCTGCACTATGTCATTTTTATCTATGATATATGTAGCTCTATAACATACTCCTGCTTCCTCATTTACTATTCCTAGTTTATGAGATAGTCCTAAGCCGCAGTCTGCCGCTAAAGAGTGTTGTATATTGCCTATGGTTTCATTATCTTGTTTCCAAGCTAACTTACAGAACTCATTATCACCGCTTATACCAATTACATTTGCTTCATCTACTAGCATATCCATTCCCGCTATTTCTGTTGGGCATATGAAAGTGAAGTCCTTGGGGTAGAAATATACTACTGTATATTGTCTCTTTAAAGGCTCATATTGTTCTGTAACTGATACTTCAACGAAGTTATTGTCTTTATCTACTCCCTGCAAAGTAAATGCAGGAAATTTTTGTCCTACTGTAAGCATAATGTCTCCTTAACTAATGTCAAACTCGTCACTAATAGACTCGTCTGGTTTTGAATTATCCGCACCTTCTCTTAATCTATCGAGAAGTTCTTTCTGAGCATCTGGAGTTGGTCTTGTTAAGATTTCGTCCATAGACTTAAGGTCTGCTATTAATTCTTTCTCTGAATCAGTCAAAGGTTTTGGTTTACATTTTAGTGCTTGTAATTGATACTCAACATTGTAAGCCATTGGTCCAGTCTTAACTCTTTTAAAACATACATCCCACCCAGTTTCAGGGTCAGTTGGGTCTCCGAGGTCTTCCGCGGCTACCATTACTTGTTCCAGTAGTTTTTTCTTGAGATTTAAGACTTTGACTTTACCATCATGAATACATTGAATAGCGTATGACCATCCGCATTTAAGCTCTGGATGATATTCTCTTACCCAATCTTTTTCTTGATTAGTAAATGCTTCAGTGTTTCTGTCGAATGACAAACACTCGAAAGGTAAATTCTTTCCGTTTTCACCTTTTAGCCAGTATACATATCTTGGTAACATGTCACCGACCATTCTTATTTTATTATCGCCTTCTACATATTGGTAGCTATCGATTTTGTTCTTTTGGGCTTCGCCCTTGGCTTGATTAAAACTTATTGCCATTTCATTTCTCCTTTATTGATTTCTTCAAACTTGAAGTGAATTCTATCCCCTTCGAGCCAAAGTAATCTGTTGCTTTCTATTATGTCTTCTTTACCGAAGTATAAGAAGTCTAGAGTGGTATCTTTCGTTTTTTGATATTCGTAATAGTTGCGTAGTGACGCGATACCTGCGTACTGTGCAATTTCGCTATCAGAATATCTCCTTCTTTGAATAAACAAAGGCTCAGGGTTCACAAGGAAACTATCCCCATGAAAACTCTTTTGCCAGAACTTGAATATTCTATCGTGCCTATTAACTGGAGGCAGTTTGTATGTTAGAATGTGTAGGATAGTCATAATATCTTTGACGTTTCCATTGCTTTCTTTTTTTATCTTTTTCCAATCATAGAGTAACATTATATCAAAAATCTAACCTTTTGTCAAGAACTATTTTTCTCTGATGAGTTAATAATTTCATATTCTGTAAGCTCCGATTGTAGTTCCTCGGTTGTATATGCCATTTGATTTGCTTCTGCTGTTTGATCGCTTGTTGGGATTTTATGAGTATGAAAAATACCTCTTTCTATTCTATCTGTATTGTCCCATATAAACCATGCGTATTCAGTTGCATCAGTTCCGCCTCCTGTGAAAGAAGGTCTTTTACTAATTACATGCAAAGCTGCTAGAGGATTATCTTGCCACCACTTTTGTCTTTTGATACTACCTAAGTAGTTAATTCTTAATAGAAACATAACTGTATTGGCATGTTTTATAGAATGCTCTGCAAACGTAGGCAGTAAACTAAATGGAGGATTGGTTAGAATAAGATCAACATTATCATTCCAGTCAAAAAAATCTTTCCCTTCCATTATTTCCGAATAAGTTGTAGGTATACCTTTTTCAATCAAAAACTCTTGTATTCTGCCGTCCCCTCTACAAGGTTCATGAGCAGACTTAAACTGACTCCAATCTATTTGTAAATTTTCATAACACCACGGCGGTGTTGGATAAAAATCCTGTGGATTTAAGCTTTTTGCTTTTTTAAAACTCATTTTTTCTCCTTATTGTATTAACTCTTTCCTTATGCTCATAGCAATATATCTGCATATTACCATTCTCTATGTGTAACTGTGACCATCTTTTTTCTTGCGTGCCTGATATGAGTACGTAAGATAACCCTTTCCTTCTATCAGTAGTATCTTCTATAATTAATTTTCTTCCTGAATGCTTATCTCTAGTTAACTCAGTATTTGATCTATTCCATTTATTGGCAGGGCGATTTATAGTTGCTATTTTATGCTCATACCCCTCACCAAAAGAATAGTTACCTTCGGTTGTATTTTTTGTCTGTCTCACTGTATCTATAAACTTATAACCATTTTCTTCAGCTAGTCTTATGTTTGCTTCATTGTACCCAAGTTTCATGTTAGGTTCTAAAGTCTTTTCTCCTTGTTCGTAGTTTCCTTCTTTTCCTTTTGAGAATAAATTCAGTTTTATATGGGCTGGCCAATCTAATTGACTTTCAGCCCACTTTTCTCTATCAACTAGCTCTAATCTCATCCAGTGATCGGCTTTTTCGTATAGGAAGTCTTGCACTTTTAAAGCTTCTTCCAGTCTTTTTTTACCTGTTTCTGTTACCCAATATGCGCTTTCTCTTTCATCATTAGGGTCAAAATAAATATTCTGTCTTTGTTCTTGTATAATTTTATCTAATAAAGTAGGAACTCTCCATATTGTATTAAATAACTCAGGAATTACCATAGCTCTTTCAGCAGGTCCTCCTAATATGATTACTTCTGCTTCGTGATACTTTGGGTCGTTTTTAGGTAAGTTATCATTTCCTCCCTGTATAATATATACTTTTTTACCTAGCTCTTTAACTTTTCGTGCTATATCTGCCAGGTAAGCTCCATTATCTCTAGGAGACACATAATTAGTAACATTTATTCCTAGTTTATAATCTTTCTTAGAAGATTTTACTAAATTTTTAATCGCTACGGTAAATTCATTTCCTACATCTAAAGAAGCTAAATCGGCATCACTTAAAGTTTTTATTTTATGTAGATTATCACTGAACCTATTTAATAGTCCTCGGTATCCCTCTTTGTAGGGATTTAATACTGTTAGTTTATTCCATGTATAGTCCATTGCAAGTGCTTGTGTAATAGAAGCACTTGCCGTCATAACTTTGTCTCGGTAAATCAATGAGTCTAAATAAGCACCAAAAACTTTCCCCTTTTTTCCTTCATAATTTTTTACTTTAAAAGTTATTTTATCAAACTCATCAAGAAATAATGTTTTTTTATCACTGTGTGTTAAAGCAGCACAAATGTCTTTTCCATAGGCTTTATTTGTAGTTCCTAAATAAACTTGCCATGCCTTTTTATACCAATAATCAGAATAAGGCACTTTTTTCTGTATTATATTAGTAAAACCCGCTTCCTCTAAAGATTCTAGGTCTGCTTTAAATACTTTATTGTTATCTAAAGTGCACATTATTGCTTTATATCCCTCTTTGTTATCTTTTTTTAGTTTATTAACGCAATGATATGTTTTACCTATGTTTGTAGGGGCTACGATCAGCTCTCTATGATGTGGTAAGTTTTCTTTGTTCTTTTTCATTATATTATTATACTAAATTTGTAAGCATTTGTCAAGATCTATTTTAAAGGTAGTTAACTTCATATCCTTGTTTCATGTAGTAACCCATTCTTGCACCAGCTTGTTTTCTTGCTGTACGACCTTCAAGGTGTATATCCACAATAACTGGTTGAGGTTTGCCTTCGTTTAATCTTATAACTCTACCAACTAACTGTGTTAGTAGAGGCTCGTTGTTTATCGGTGTTCCTAAAATTAGACAGCTAAGACAATCTACTGAAATACCTTCTGAAAATATACTTTGTGTTCCAAATAATATATCTTTTGTAGTAAATATTTCTTTAATCATATCTCCTCTCTCTTCATGAGGAACGTCTCCTGTAACGCAAATTGCGTTATCTCCTACTAGTGCTGAACTTCTTTTGAGAAAGTCAACTCTGTCACTTACTACTAAGACCTTGTGGCCTTTCGCAGCATAACCTGCAGCTAGTACTGCACATATGTTTTGGTACTCCCAATCATACGCTAATTCGTTGATTCGAGTTGCCCATGCAATGTTCGCTCCATCCATGAAACGAATACCACTTCTTACTATTTCAACGCGAGGCACCATATAATTTTCTTTAGGTGGCTTATATACTGTATTGCTGAAATAGTCACGAAACACAACATGTCTTCCATCTTTACGTTGCATTGTCCCTGTCAGACCGATCTTATGACGAGCCTTATTTGAGTCGATAATTCGTGTAAAAGTTGGACTTGACACATGGTGCATTTCATCGAGAATAATAGTACCGAACTCGTTTGCGATTTTATCCTGATTTCGATACAAAGTTTGCACATTTCCAATGACAATATCACTATCTATTTCAAACTTTCCCGAACCTATCACACCCGCTGTAACCCCGAAGACTTTCTTACACTCTTTTTCCCACTGCGACCTTAGAGCAATCGTATGTGTAACTATAAGCGTTTTCTGTTTTAGCTTATTTGCGATAGCTAAAGCTGTAAATGTCTTTCCCCAACTGACCCAAGCGTTAATTATAGCACTGCCTTGAATATCATCATATACCGACTGCTGGGAATCACGTAAAGTGAACTTAAAGTCATAACCTTTGATTGGTTTGTCAACACGCTTATCAACTATCTCGTAGTCCCTTGGTATCAAATCCGTTCTTCCGATAGGTAGGGTTACTAAACCTGCTCGAATTATGCCCATATTCTTTATAATGATAGGCGGGTCTGTTGGACGTCTTGGCGGTATACTATAGGTAAGTTCTTCGTCAAGTTTTGCTTGATAATCCTGCGTTACTTCTATGAATATCCTATTACTGAGGACTGCTTTCATTGAACTCGTCTTCTGTTATGCAGTGCTCGATACCGTGATAAGTGTAATAGCACTTTAGTTTTACAACTTCCGTACTTGGATTTATATCCCAGTGTCTTATCACATTTGCTACAATAAAGCAACAAGTAATAAGATTACATAAGACAATAAAACTCCTAAACCCAGCAACAATATCAGCTTCTCTATCATACCCTATCTTTTCCCCTAAACTCTTTGCCCATAATCTCCATATATTCATTTTAAATTCCTTAATAACTCTAATAATTCTTGTACTGTTGCGAGGTCTTGCTCGTTATCAGTATCTATTTCTATTTTTATTTTCATACTTTTCTCCAAGTATCTTTCTTCTTAATTTCTGAAAGTTCATACAAGTAAGATGGTATATCTCTTATGTATAGTACTCCTGCGTATTTTTGTGTTGGCTCGGGAGGTCTTTTTAGTTCAAATGGAAAAGGTACATTCTCTACATATATTAATGTTACTATATCTTTTTCTATTACTTTCGTTATTCTTCGGTAGTACAGTTTTGCTGTCGTACTTTTTTCGTACCTAAAGAACTTTCCATCTGAATCTACAAAGAACTTCCTTCTATGCCTTGATAAGTCCACAAAGTTATCTATCATATGTCTTAACTCATATAAATTTTTATGTGGTGTATTTAATCTACGTTGACCTATTGTGTAGCCAGAAACATTAGTATCATCTACTACTGCGCCTTCGCACCACAATATGCCATCTCGTTTTTCAACTTCGTCTGTGTGTATTACATAGACTGGAAATTCAACATCATTCAGTTTCATACTTTGCCTTGAACTTCCCTAAAGAGTAATCTTCATCAACGTCAAAGTCACAACCAATTGGACAACCTGGTATTGAGATACCTCGGTCTTTTTCGATACAGTTTTGTACTATTTCCATATATTCATCAACATCTTCTTCTTTCACTTCTGCAAGAATTGAGTCATGAACAAGGGCAAATATTCTCATATCTTTCGTCTTATTTCGTTTGATAATTTCATTGTGGGTATCTATAGCACCAAGAAGATTGACATCAGAAGCAATTGACTGTACTAGAAAGTTGATTCCTGATCTTACTTCATGTGATGCAATTCCTTTATCTGTAGAGAATACATTAGGGAGTCGTCTCTTTCTTCCGAAGTGAGAGTAAATGAAACCGTTATCTTGTATAAACTGCTTCTGATTGTCTAACCATTTCTTGAGTCCTGAGAACTGTTCAAAGTAATCTTTGATAACACCACTTGCTTCACTCATACTAAAATAAGTACCTGAGTCTTTTGTGACTTGTTCACTAATCTTCTTCGGTCCAGCTCCATACATAATACCAAAGGTAACAGCTTTTGCCATTTGTCTCTGTGTACTATATTGAGTAGCAACTTCATCAACTTCGCAAGGTAAGTCAAATACTATCTTTGCGATGTTGGAGTGAAAGTTACCCCCAGACTTAAATACATTCATAAGATTCTTGTCATTTGCAAGTACGGCTGCACAATATACTTCTGCTGTTGTTAAGTCCATTGCAACTATTTTGTTGCCTGGTGCAGCTTTGATACATCCTTTTACGATTGGATTGTCTCTCGGTATTTGTTGCATATTCATTTTACCACTAGATGAGAGCCTTCCAGATGTTGTTCCGTGAAGGTTGAAACCTGTACGAAGTCTGCTGTCTCTATCAAGCTGTGGATAAATTTTATCAAGATATGTACTCTTAATCTTAACTTTCTGTCTTATGTCAAGTACTAATTGTGGTACTTCATGCTTCTCGGCTAACTCTTTTAGCACTTCCGCATCAGTACTGTCCGCACCCGTGCCGGTCTTCTTACCTGTTGGCTCTAGTCCGATATAATCAAACAGTAGTGAACGAAGTTGCATTGTACTGTTTGGATTGAAGTCTTTTCCTGTAATCTCTTCAAACTTCTTAATTTCAGGATAAGTATATAATGAGGCTATTGCTTCATCAATCTGTTCCTGCATAAGTACGGAAGACTTCTCTAATCTTTTTCTATCAAACGGTACACCGATGTCTTGAATATCAGTCAAGAATCTACAGCCTGGTATTAATATATCTCTATATACTCCATACAATCTTGCATTAGTAAGCAATGGCTTCTCAAACTTTTGGAAGAGAAGAAAAGTACATACTGCGTCAAGAGCTGCATAATCTTTCATGATCTCGAAAGGAATCATGTCCCAAGTAAATTGGTTTTTGAGTATTCCATTTCTACGGCAGTACTCTGCCATCCAGTCATACATAGGTTTCTCGTAGTCTCCGTAAGGAGTATATTTGAGAGATAATTGTTTTAGGCCGTGAGTGCCTGGATTTTCGTCTAACATGTAGTGTAGTAACATAGTATCTTCAAATTTTGGAAACTTGAAGTTAAAGTGGTACTCAAAGAACGCCAAGTCAAACTTAGCATTGTGAAATACAACTCGCTTCTTATTAAATAGTTTCTGTAATAATTCTTCTACTTCTTCGTCTACACACTCTGTATCAATATAAGCACCGTGGTCGGGCTCATATGATATACTCATGCCAAGCATATGACCATCTCTTGGGTATAGTCCTGTTGTCTCAGAGTCAAGTGCGATAAAATCATATGGAGCTTCCAAAGCATCATTTAAGAACTTTATACACTCCTGTGTCTCTGTTATACCATATGCTTTATCAGAACCAAGTTTCATAACTTTTAGTTCTCCTTTTACATACTTAGTTATATTTGTTACTGAATCTTCCCATGTCTTTTTAGCTTCAGGTTTGAAGGCTAACATCGCTGGGTTGATTACAGGTAGAAACTTATCATCAATAACTCTACCACTATATTCTGTTACTGAGCTTTGTTTAGTATAATACTTTAAACACTCAGAACCTATAAGTATTATCCAATCATAATCATCAACGTTCATGTCGATATCACAATCTCTTTTTAATACTTTCTTTACTGTTGGATCAGAACACAGTTGAAATTGGTCAAAATCAAACTGGTTCTCAAACAATCTTACATAGTCATTACGACTAGGTTTACTTTCTACTAATGCTATTTTAGTCATATAATTGTTCCTTTAATTGTTTTACTTTATCTTTTGTTAATGCCCCCGCATCTCCTAATTCTCTTGGTAGTGTAATATTTTTATGTAGTATCTCTGCTACTTCACACATCTCAATCACTCGTTGTGCGGCATCTTGACCTGCGTCATCGGGGTCAAATAATAAATCAATGCCTGTAACTCCACTCATCTTTAATAATTTTAATTTTTCTACGTCTATGTTTCTTGTACCAAAACAACACACACTGTTTTCTAGTCCCTTGTCATGTAGATTAAGTACATCAAATATGCCCTCTACTAATATGACTCTACCCTTTATCGGGCGGACTCGAGCAGGAAATAGGGGCAGCACTGCTTTTGGGGGATGTATAATATATTTTACTATATCTGTAGGTGATTGACTCCTACAATTAAATGCTACTATTTTACCTGTCAAGTCCTTAATCGGGAAGGAGAGTCTGCCTGTAAACGGTTTGTCTGGATGCACAAAGCAGTCAAACTTTTTATATGTTTCAGGGGATATTTCTCTCCAATTGCCTACATACGGCATAAAGTCACTTGGCATCTTCAAACCTATTGAGGATGATCGGACTTCTTCTATTTTTCTTCTAACCTTTTCTCTACGGATATCTAAAGGATTAGAAGGTGCATCGAAATGAACGAATAGATTACCTTTATAGCCACAAGAGAAGCAGTTATATACTCCTGTTATTCTATCTATTCTCATGCTTGGGTTTCCATCATCATGTTCAGGATTTAAGCACGATACTATAGCATCCGCTGGGGATAGCTTATAAGGTATCTTTCGTTCTTGTAATAGTTCTTCAACTGTCATTTTGTTGTCTTCCGCAGTAAATACATGAACTTCCTATTGCTGTGTACACTAATCGTTTTTTAACTTCGCATATATGCGTCCAGAATGTGTCATATAGTTTTTTCATAATATTCCATTAATTCTTCTAAAGTAACAAATACTTTTATTACTTTTACTTTTTTCATGCCTAATTCTTGAGCTACGTCATACCTATGATGGCCATTTACTATATAATTATCTCTATCTACTATAATAGGTCTAACTATTAATTTTCTATACATACTTCTGGCTTTATTATGTAATTCAGGTATTCTCTCAGATTGAGAAGGTTTTATTCTTCTAACTAACATATTCATCTTTTTATATGGATGAGGTGCTTCTTTGAGATTAGACTTCCTTATTTGAGGCATTAATGCTCTAGGATAGTTTTTTGTCTTCATATCGCTCCTGCATTTCAGATTCATAAATTACTCTAAATTCTTCTAATGTTGGTACTACCACTACGCTTTGTTTATACATTGGTCGTATATATTCAATGTAAGCGTGGTGTAGTTGCGCTTCTGTGTATAATATCATAGGTCGTCTACCTCTTCTCCTGTTTTCATACTGTTTGACATATCCTCTTTATCTTTAGGATTAATTTGTGATTGAGGTCCGATTTTAAGTGTTTCCCAATCAATAACACTACTAAAACTTTTCATAACATTACTACGCATCTTAGTGCAATTGAATGTCATGCAGTTATCTTCTTGTT